CCTTCTCTAAATTTTTTTTCTTTACCCCAATCGTCATTTCTATTTCCTGCCATAGAGAAACTTGAACATGGTGGCGATCCATCAAGAATATCTAAATTAAAAAGTTCTTCAGGTAAATCATTTCTTAATTTAAAAGTTTGTATTGGTTCTAAATAAGAATATTTTGGATTGTGATTAGTTTTATAAGCTTCAAACATTTTAGGGTCAATTTCATTGCAGCCAATAACATCAAATCCAGCTAATTTATAGCCCATAGTTGACCCCCCCCCACAAGCAAAACAACTAAAAACTTTTCCTTTGTCTTTAGTAAAATTTGCATTAGCTAAAGTCCAATTGTAATTAAATTTATGTTTCATTTGGTTCTCAAAGCCTCTCTAGCAAATTTAATTCCAATATCTATTTTGTATCTGCCCTTTTCTGCATCATTAATAATTTTTCTTGCCCAGGCTTTTGGATCATTGCTTCTTTGATTAGCCATTTCTTTAGCAAGCGCTTTCATCTTTTCGTGATTGTTCTTTAGTTCTTGATCGCTAAAATGTCTAGGCAATGCTTTTACAAAAGGTTTAGGTTCACTAACTCTGCATAAATCTACAATGTCAGATATAGTTGGCATAAATTTATTTGAATTGACGTAAGTATCAAAAGACTTTGAAACAGTTAAAAAAGGATACTTTTCTAATTTAGCCCACCATATACGCAAAGTTTCACGATCAAGTTCAGGTCTTGAATAAATAGTTGTAATACTATTCATCATTGACTTAAAGCCTATCTTTTCTGCTTCTACCATGATTCCTCCTGTGTAGGCTCATCCAACCAACGTGAACCGTTAAGCCACGTTGAAGCGTGTGGGATGTAAATTCCGTTATTTTTAAACCATTGAGGGCTTTTCTTTTGCCATTCCAAAGCTTTTAATACTAAATCAATATCAGGCTTATGCTTTAACCAAGCTTTAATTGCTGCGGCTTTTCCAATTTTGCGAGGATATGCAGACCAAAATAGATCAAAGGTATTATCTTGATTAATGATTAATGATTTATGGTTAATGATTGATGGTTTATGATTAATGATTGGTTGAACGGTGGTTGAACGGTCGTTGAACCTTGCTTCAGCAGATGCCTTTCCTGCTCTAGAAGCTTGATCTATCCTAGAGTTATACTTTTCAATCTCTCTATCACATCGACTATGAATCCAACCTTCTTCTGTATTTTTAAAGAATTCTGTCAAAATTTGATTGGCCATATCTATATTAGATATTCTTAATTTTCTTAAAATAAGTTGATTATCATTAGGTATAGGCTTTTCAGAATCGTAATAATAGTTAATCAATCGCAAGTAAATGGCCTCTTCTTCTAAAGATAAGTGAGCTGTATTGCTAACCCATTCTTTTATTTCAAACTGAAAATAGTGCATATATCCTCTAATCTTTAAATTTGCGTTTTAGGAAGATTTCAGGGTATTGAAGCTTAATTTTTGCTGGAATACCTCGCTTTTTCCATTGATAAACTTTAATCTGTTGGCTCAATCCTACCCACCCTAAACGCTTACAAAGGGCTTTAGAACCGCCATAAAACTCAATAATTTCAGAATCTGTCATGTTTGTATCCTAATCCTTATTTTATAGTTTGTGTAAAATATTTATAACTTTTTGTTAAATATTTGTTGACATCATAATAACAAATAGTTAATAATGCAACTGTAGTTTTTAATTTTATGGAGGAAATTATGAAACGTGACTTTATCAAAGGCTGTATCTTTTCAGTAGCTGTCCTATCTTATGGCGCTTTATGGCTATATGTTTTATTCCCAATCCTTTCTAAACACTTTGGAGCTTAATATGACTATCCATGAAGAATTTGCACAAGACTTAATAGACTCTGATCCATTAGAAGTTTTTAACTCAATGGACATAGATCAACTAGCTGGCACACTTCGTGCTTTGTATTGGGCTAATGAACGTAGCGATATGATTAGCGTTAATTTGTTTGCCAAGTCATTAAGTAATGCTTTCTTTGAGAAAGCGATGGATATTACAGAAAAAAAGTTTCAAGAGGTTAACGTTTATCAAGGCCCTTTTGACGAAATGTATGACATGGGTCACTCACATAAGGATTTCTTCTAATGATTAAATATATCCGAAATGTTGTGTTTTTGTATTACAAAGGCTTTACCTTTAGAAAATCAATTCAATTAGCAAAGGGCATCAAATGACTACATTTAATGAATTAAAAAAGATTAACGTTAATGAGCATACTGAAAAGAAAGGCAATTTAACTTATCTTTCTTGGGCTTGGGCAGTAGATCAGTTATTATCTAATGATCCGACTGCAACATGGGAATATAAAGAACCTAAACAGTTTGGCGATACTTTAATGGTGTTTTGCTCTGTTACAGCTTTTAGTAAAACAATGACAGCTCAACTTCCTGTATTAGATTACAAGAATAAAGCTGTGGTTAATCCTGACGCTATGGCAGTTAATACTGCTATGCAACGTTGTTTGGCTAAAGCAATCGCTTTGCATGGTATTGGTCTTTATATTTATGCTGGCGAAGATTTACCTTCAGAAGAATCAACAACGCAACAAGTAACGCAAAGAGATATAGACCATTGTGTAGATAGAATTAATAAATCTGATTCTGTTGACAAACTAATGGAAATATATCATCAAGTTTCAACATGGTATGACGCAGCATCTTTAGCAAAAGTAAAATCTCATTTAACAACTCGCAAAAATGAATTGGAGGCATAATATGAATCAGCAAGAACGCTTAACAGAATATTTAGAAAAACACGGCAAGATTGATCCATTAAAAGCATGGACTCAATTAGGCATTTATCGATTAGCCGATACTGTTTTTAACTTACGCAAAAAAGGTTATGAAATTACAACAACCAACAAAAAAGTTAAGAATAAGTTTAAAGAGGTTTGTGTTGTAGCTGAATACAAATTAGAAGGGTCAAACAATGAGTGATATTATCTTACAGGGAACTCCTGAATGGTTAGAGTTGCGCAAAGGTCATGTCACGGCTTCACGAGTGGCAGACATCATGGCTAAAACTAAAACAGGCCCAAGTGCTAGTCGGCAAAATTATTTAATTGAGTTGGCTATTCAAAGAGTCACAGGCGTTGTTGAAGAATCATTTAAAAATGACGCTATGTTGCGTGGCCAGGAAGAAGAACCAAAGGCACGAGCTGCATACGAAACTATTACCAAAACTTTTGTTGAGGAAGTTCCGTTTGTCAAACATAAAACAATTGAATGGTTTGGTGCATCGCCTGACGGCATTATTAAAAACAATGATGGCACATATAACCTGTTAGAAATTAAAAATCCTAACAGCGCTACGCATTGGTCTTATATAAAAGATGGTGAACCACCAACAAAGTATAAAATTCAAATGATGGCTCAAATGGCTTGCACAGGCGCTCAATGGTGTGACTTCTTTTCTTATGACAGTCGTATGCCTGAAGGAAGCAAATACTTTTTAGCTCGATTACAACGTGACGGTGCTTTCATAGATTCTATGGAGCAAGAAATCAAAACCTTTTTAGAAGAGGTCGCACATGAAACTAAACTTATGGAAAATCGAGTATAACTTGAACAATGGTATAATACCCATTGGCAACTATACAGGGGGGTCATTTATGATCGACCAAGCCTTGCTATGTCTAGCGCAAACCATTTATATGGAAAGCAATCTAGAACGCAAAGAAGCACAAATAGGAGTTGGCTACGTTTTAATGCGAAGAGCCGACTTTGACAAAGAACAGGTGTGTAACGAAATGAAAAAACCATATCAATTTACTTGGTATGGAAAAGTTAAAGCACCTGAACACAAAGAAATAAAACCTTATTTCCTTGATCTTGCATATCGCATTATGCACAAGTTAGAGCCTGATTATTCTTATGGCGCAACTAACTTTCACGACACCTCAATCTCAAAGCCTCAATCATGGTTTAGACTTAAAAAAACAGTTCAATGGTCGCACATGATTTTTTATAAACAGGAGGAAACAAAATATGCTCAATATTGAGTTATATACCAAACAGCTTAATGGGTTTGATGTTCAATCTTTAGTAAACAAACCTAAATATCAACCTGACGAAGTAGTGCCTAATATTGAATTAGATTATTACGTTTATCGTGGTAAAAAAGGGTTTGCAAGTTTTATATCATCTAATACAAAAGAACGCACAAGAGGTTGTAATGTTCGATTAATATTTGATGGTAGAACTAATTTATTAAAAGACGTTAAATTTATAGAAGTTAAACACAAATGAAAATATTTGATATAGTAATCAAAGTTTTAATGTTAGGTGGATGTGTCGGTCTTATGATCGGCATTTTTTTTATACTTGAACTTTTATTTGGAACTCATATATGCCATTAAGCAGAGAAAAGTTATTGGAGGCGGTAGAAGCTTTTAACAAAACAGGTAGCGAAACAAAAGCAGCGGAGTTATTAGGTATTAAGCGAGCTTGTTTTCAAGGCAGATTAAGAGCTGCAAGATTAGCAAACATATTTACGTCAGTAGAACCTGAAACACAGCTTCCACCTGAAGTTGCTTTAAAAGACAAAATTAGAACTTTAGAAGCACAAATAGCTTCATTCAATCGTGATGTATTAAGTGAGAATTACGTTAAGTCTAAAATTCTTAAAATGGCGGAAAAGAAACCGTCACCACCAACATGGTTGATAAAGCCAAGTGCAAGTAAATCTGCTCCAGGCGTTCCTACATTATTTGCATCGGATTGGCATTGGGGGGAAAATGTTGATCCTAATCAAGTTAATAACGTCAATTCATACAATATGAAAATAGCTCATAAACGAGCTAAAAAAATGATTGAAGTAGCTATTGATCTTCTAAATAATCACATGGTTAATCCTAAATATCCAGGCATCGTATTTGCCCTTGGCGGTGATATGGTGTCAGGTGACATCCATGAAGAGTTAATCGCTACCAATGACGCAGAGATCATGCCTGTAGTTATAGATTTGTTTGGTGTGTTAATTTGGTGCATAGAAACTTTAGCTGATCGTTTTGGTAAAGTATTTGTTCCATGCGTAGGCGGTAACCATGGCCGTAATACTCACAAAATTAGAAACAAAGGTCGTAACTTTACCTCTTTTGATTGGTTAACCTATCAGTTTTTAGCCAAACACTTTGAAACAGATAACAGAGTATCTTTTCATATTCCTGATGGTCCTGACGCTTTATATGCCGTCTATAACCATAAATATTTATTAACCCATGGCGATCAGTTTAGAGGCGGTGACGGAGTAATTGGTGCTTTAGGGCCTATTATTCGTGGTGACCATAAAAAGCGGTCTAGAAATGCCCAAATTGATATGGAATACGATACTATGATTATTGGTCACTTTCATCAACTTATTCAATTAGAGCGATTAATTGTAAATGGTTCGTTAAAAGGATACTGTGAATATGCTTATAGCAATAACTTTGGATTTGAACCTCCAAGGCAAGCTTTATGGATAACGCATCCTTATCATGGCATTACTTTTTCAATGCCTGTGAATGTGGATGTTTCGTTTGAAAATAGCGATAAATCTGAATGGGTTAGCTGGAAAGGTTAAAGTGGCTTTAGATAATATTAATATTACTCCGTTTACCACAGGATATTCTGTTATAGAATATGTGGTTAAAAAACAAGAAAAATATCCTTCTGCATTGCCAAAAGCAAAACAGGAAAAGTTTGATAAAATGTTTAAGGAAGATTTCTTTAAAGACGATCCATATAGAAATATGTGGGATAAAGATTGGATAAATAAAAAATGACATTATTAAGCGCTAAATATATTGCAGCTCTTTATTCAGCGTTTAGACTCATGCCCCCCTTTGACCGATACGATTTGCCATTAGCTTCAAAAATTGAATGGAAAGTAATTAACGATCCAGCAGCTTACGGATATTTTCATTGTGACCCACATTTAAAAATAGAAATCTCAAAAGGTCGTTGTTTGCATTTTTTGACAGTTTCCGAAACGCTTTTGCATGAAATGTGTCATTTAACCCTTTATTCTAAAGGTTACAAGCATTGGGATGCTCATGGTAAGGTTTTTTATAAATTGGCAGACAAAGTATCCAACCTTTATGGTTTTGATCCCAAAAGGCTTTAAAATGCGAAATAACCCTATATTAAAAGAACGTGAAGTAACTCATGGTGATTTTGAAATGAAAGCCATGTTTATTCAGGAAATAATGGAAAACATTTCAGGATTGTATGCTTGGGAAGATATGGGCGCAGATCAAAAAGAAGCAATCCACATGATTTTAGTTAAGTTAAGCAGAATTCTTTATGGCGATGCTAACCATGTTGATCATTGGGATGATATTGCAGGTTACGCTACTTTAGTATCGGAACGACTTACCAATAGCAAATAATGTAGTTTAAAAGAATATGTAAAGGAACGCTAATAATACAAAGAAGGCACATAGTAGTGACAAACGCCACACATACAAAATTGAATTCATCCATTATTTCTTTGGGTGTGCTTTAGACATTGGCGCTTTAATATGAGCTTTAAGTTCTTTCTTTAGCTCTTTAACTTCACGCTCAACAACGTATTCTTTTTTCTCGTGTCTAATAAGAGGTTTTAATTCCTCAAGTATCATTTTAGTTGCCATAATTTATCCTTTAAAAGTTCGTGTGCCTGATTTGTCAATTACTAATTTTTGTAGTCGTGGTTTCGCATCATCCTCTGCAAAGCCAATATGACACCATCTATCATACTCCAAGATAACTTGATCGTATTGTATATTAGAGGCAACAATAGCACGGACAATATCAATGGGAGTGCCAAAAGAAGGACTAATAATGTCAGCAGCCAATCCTTTAATATGAGATGAGGTGGGCTTACTTCCCAACAAAGCATTAACGGCCAAACAACGATAAGCACTATTAATATGTATAGGTTTTCCAAGTAATCGCCTCACACTTTCTAAATTCAACGCTAATGATTTTAAATTGTTTAATATTTGAGGATCGGTAGGTGTATTGTCAATATGGTTACGATCCGCTATTTCAGATGCGTAAAGTTCTTCAAAAGTAAAATGTTGAGTTAAATTCAATTAACACCTTTAATTTTTTCAATAGTTCTTAATCCACCAATACCTAATAAACCACCTAAAACAGTCATAAGAGTATTAGTATCAAACGGAATTAATATAGCCGCATGACCAAACATCATTAAAAAATAATTAACAATAGGAAATAAAACAAAGTTTAGTATAAAAGTTAAGCTACAAGCCCAACCAATGCTAGGCCGCCAACCTGATTTAAAAATGTTTTCAGATTTAGCTTCTTCTTGATTGATTTGAATTTGACCAAGTGCTAATTGAAAGTCTTGTTCGCTTATAGCTTTAGCAAGTTCTTGTTTGGCTTTTTCACGAGCATTAACGTCAGGAATAACTCTATCTAATATAGTAGAGCCAATAGATAATACTGAATCAATAATACCCATTAGAGAATTGAGTCTAGCTTTTGTAAAACAATAATAAGTTCTTGAACGGCAATTTTAATCCATTGACGAGCAACTTTAAAAACATATAATAAAATTGATTTAGTTAAATCCCAAATTTGTAATAATTTTACTTTCATTTGTTTTCCTTTTTGTCTTGTTTTGCATCTAATTTATCAAATAACTTTTCTAAAATTATTTCAATCTTGTCAAATCTTGCAGAAATTTCAGACTTTTTTACATACTTTTCAGATATGTTTAATTCAAGGTCTGATAAATCTTCTTTAAGTTTTTGAGTTGCATCCCAAAGTTGACGAGCAAACCAACCAATCACCATAAGAGCTGCGCCTAAAACTGTGTTAAAGAAAAATTGAAAGTCCATAATAGTCCTATGATTTCATTATGTAAGCAAGTGCATAGTAAGGAGGTAAGTTAGCGCCTGTGCCACTTGTTCCTGCCGTTGCATTAGTTGTAGCAACTGTAAGACCTGTTGTTGCTGTAGATGTATTATTTGCAACTCCGCCTGGAGTTACACCGCCGCTATTAGAACCGTAAGAATTACCTGTGTTAGGAAAGTTATATGAATGAAAGTGACCAGGATCAGTTACAGTTGATGTTGCAGTATGGGTATGAGATACCACAATTGCATCTGCACTACCACCTGTTTGATTAACTGAATATGTATTTCCAGCGCCTATTAAAAATCTGTTTCTTAAATCAGGCGTTCCATTGTTACCGTCACATAAATAGTAACCTGAAGGAATTGAACCAACTGCGCCTGACCATAAAAGAATCATACCTGCTGGCAAAGTAGAGCTTGATGCAGGAATAGTTCCTAATATGCCGTAAATATTATCGTATGTAGCAATTAAATAATCGTTTGCATCTTTTAAAACTAATTTATAGTTATAGCCATAAGTTAGCCACATCTCTGAAGGCAGTCTGCCGTCAGTTCCTAATATAATTGGATTAGAGTTAGCGGTAGTTCCATTAACGTCTGTATAGGTTGCTAATGGTGTAGATGATCCAGCTTGGTAGGTATATACTTTACCACCTGATAATGGGACACCTGTAGTTCCTAAAAAGCTTATTCCGTTGCCTATGGGTGATAGATTGACTGACATAATTATTCCTTGCCTATATCTGAAAGTTTAATGGGTTTTATTTCTTTTTTAATTAATTTCATTTGTTTTCTTTTTGATAATTCACTTGCGCCTTTAGTTGCAAGATGTTCCCCAGCCAAAACTCCAATTGGCCCACCTTTCATGCCTAAAATTCTACCAGCTTGTTTTGTAATGCCTGTTAATTTACTTTGTAATTGAACTGTTTGAACTCCAGCACCAGGATATTTAGTATCTATACTAACTAATTTACCAGCTTTAATACCATCATCAACTTTTTGTAATATTTCAGGGTTATCTTGAAATGCTGTTTTTAATTTTTCTGATAATTTAGCTCTTTCTTTTAAAGCTGCATTTCCGTTCCATGGTTCACCTTCAGCACTTTGACCAGCCATTTTAATACGATTAATTAAAGATGTTTGAATTTGATTAATAGCTTTTGTTTTGTTTGTTTCTTTAAACACATTAAACATATGATTAAATTGACTTTCATCAAGAGTAGCAACTTTATCCATAATTTTTTCTGTTGGTATTTTTTCATTTTTTCCTTCAACATTAAGCAAATCATTCATTGCTTTAGGATTGTCATAAATTTCTTTACCAACTTGAAAATGTTTTCGAGCTGTTTCAAAAGTATCACCACCTACGCTAGAAAACACGTCATCATCAATTAAACCTTTTAATTGCCCACCAAGATTTTTAATTTGATAATTATATTTGTCATTAATAAATTGACGCAATTCTTCAGATTTACCAACAGTCATTGGTTTTACATTTCCTTGCTCATCTAATAATTTGTTGCGAGTTAAAAAGTTTTTAATACCTTTTTGTAAATTTTGTTCTTCACTAAAAGTAAAATTTTCATCTGCTTTTAAAAATTCATTTAATTTACCCAATTCAACAGGTTTATCACCAAATTCTTGTTTTGCTTTGTCATACAATTGAGTTGTTTTTTGATTATGCTCATCTAAAGCATCTTCCGCTGCTTTTCTTATAATTTTTCCAGCATCCATTTTATCTGTAACTTGAAATTCAGTTCCTTGTCTTGGTATTATTCCACCAAGTTCATTTTCAATAGAACCAAAATGATTATTTAAAGCATCTTTTTCATGGCTTAATTGAGCAGACATTTCATCTGCATAAATACCTTTTGTTGCTTTTGCAGTTAAATATTGAGAAGTTGCATTTTTTTGGTCATTATTAATTGAAGATTCTCTGCCTCTATTCATTCCAACTTTAGCCAATATTTGTTCATTTTCATTTGGTAAAGCTGTTGTAGTTTTTGTTTCGCCAATTTTTAAATTAATAGGTTCATAAGCCATAGGTTGTTTATTTGTAAATTGGTCTTTTAAAGTTTGAGCCGCATTAGAAATTCCTGTTTGTTCTGCAATAGGTTTGGCAAATTCACCAATTCTCATAAATTCAGGTTGCATTAATAATGGAGCAAGTTTTGATTCTTCTATAGCATTTCCAACTTTTTCAGTAACCGCAGGTAAAACTTTTTTAATTATTTGACCTCTAGGTTGGTATGTATATTCTTCTGCTATTTTGTTAGCTTCTTCTTCTGCCGCAGTTCCACGTTCACCATAATGTTTAATAGCACCAATTACATTTCCTGCAAGTTGTGCGCCTGTGCCTGTAATACCATGTAATGCAGCTTCATATAAAGGTGCGCCTGGAATAATATCGTAAGCGTTAATAGTAGATTCATTTCTTGATTTACTAAAAAATGGTTTATTTTTATTTAAAATAAAATTAGTTTTTTCATTTTTCATTGCATTTTGAACTGCTGCGTGTATATCTTCAGACGATAAATGACTTAATGGATCAGAACTATCTGTTTGATCTGTAGCAACTTCATTTGGATTTCTAGCACCATAACCAAATGTTTTCATTACTTGGTTATCTATTTCACTAGATGATAAATCTTGTAAATCTGCGGCCATTATTGATTACCTTGGATTAAAGATTTCATTGCATCAACTCTTTTTAAAGTTGATTTGTATTGATTTGAGTCTATACCACCTAAATCTTTAACAGATTCTTTTAATGCAGTTTGATCGTTATTTTTAAGTGCGTCATATAAACGCAAAGCATTTACATCAACAACTTTACTCCATTGATTTCTAAATTCACGAGCTGCAAATGGGCTTCCTGTTTTTTGAATTGCAGCTTCAACACCTCTGTTTAATAAATCAGTTCCGCTAGCTAAAGCACGATTAACTCTAGATACTGATTTTAAAGATTCTTTTGTAAAGGTTCTATCGCCAGCAATTGTTTTTGATAGTTCTCTAGATGTGTCTGTAGCATTTAATCCAGCAGATTCTGCTAAAGAAGCTGCTTGCAATGCAACATAATGACCTAATCTATTATAATTATCAGCAGAGTTTGCAGTCCATGGTATATAAGCATAACCACCGCTCATACCAACCAACATACTTGCTTGAGTTCCTGTATTTGTTTCATCTGCTAATTTAATAATTTGATTAGCATTAAATTGTTGATTTGGAACTTGTGCAGCACTAGCATTTAAATCATTTCTATATTTAGTAACATTTGCTAATGTGTCTTTAGTTTCACCAGGAGGAATAATAATTGGTTTAACAGCATTTTGAGGTGCATTAACAGGAGTTGTTGGAGTTGGAACTGCAACACCTGAAATATTACCTTGAGAAGTTTTTTGTGCAAATATTGGATTTCCAGCTTGATCTGTTCCAATAACAGTATTAACTTCGCTAGGTGTAATTGTTTTGGCAACAGGAGTTCCAACAGCTTGTGTTGGATTAACTCCTGTAAGCAATGGATTGCCACCAGCAATAGGAGTAATTGTTTTTCCTGTGTCTTGCATATAAGCAGTAGGGTAAAGTTTTTCTGCTTGAGCTTGGGCTGATAATACAGAAGCTTGTTTTTGAGCTATAAATGCTTGCAATTCTGTTTTTGTAGCATTTGGATTTAATCCAATAATAGCTTTAGTAATTGCAGCTTGTTTATCTTCAGGAGTAAGAAATTTTCCTGAATTATTAATTGAATCTGTTGCCATTTTAACAATACCATCATAAGTGGGGTCTTTATGTAATTGTTGAAATTCTTGAACAGCAACAGTTGATGCGTCTATAATTTGCTTAAGATGTGCGGTATTAGCACCATATACTTCAGTTTCAGATTTTGCTTTAGCACCTGTAATTTTAGGTTGCAAAGTTTCTTCAGCTTCAGTAGTTTTAGCTTGTTCTTGTCTAGCTAATAAAGGATTAACTTGTTGCGCTTGTTTAAATTTTTGAGCGCCAATAGCCATATTCATCATGTCTGATAATGATATGCCTTCAGGTGCTTTAATTCTTGATGCTACGTCTGATACACTAAAATCTGCCATAATTTATCCTTGAGGTGTAATTGTTCCCTTTTGCGCCAATAAACTATTGACATATTGCATATTGCCTAAAGTATTTAATCCGCCACTAAATGCGTTTGCTGTTCCAATTGTTCCTGCCGCACTTGCATTGGCAGCGCCTACACCAAGAGAACTTATAGCGTTAGCAGTATTTCCTGATAAATTAGCTGTTGTTTGATTTGCAGTTTGACCAAAACCTGCAATACCAGCTAAAGTATTATAAATGTTAGTGCGTTCACCTTGAAAATTATTAAAAGCTTGTTGATAAGCATTTCCTGCAAAATTTTGAGTATAATCTTGAATTCCTTTTATAGCATTTCCACCAATAAGACCGCCTGCTGAATTAGCAAGATTTCTTACGCCTCCTTGACCTTGCTCTAAATTAAATGCGTAATTAGGTGATAAATTAGCGTTTAAATCTTCATTAGTAAATTGTTTTGTAAGATATCCCGATCCTGTGCCTAAACTTGTTGGATTACCTTGAGCATCATATTGTTGATACTGACCAGGCAACATTGAACCAAGTGTATTAAGTGAGCTATACCCAGCTCCTCTAAATGGTGCGTTTTGAGCATTTTGAGTATTAAACATTGCAAGTTGCTGATCTTGCCCTGCTTTCGCTGCATCTGCTTGCGTATCTGCGGCACTATTTGCACCATAAGCACCAATTGCTGCTGATCCAACTACCGCTGCGGCTATCCAACCTGCCATGATAATTCCTTTTCTAGTATAAACGTTTCAACTTTGTTTAATTGCTTAACTCTATTTTCGCCCAAACCACATTCAGGCACAACATACAATCTATCTTCTAATTCTTCTATGTTCTTACAATTGTCTAGATTGTCGTAAATATCAACCCAAACAACTTCTTCATCAAAAACTCTGCCGACTCTTTTTTCGCCAGCTTTTGCATCAAATTCCATAGGTGCTTTTAAAGTTTCAATCTTATTGCCTATGTTTACAGCAATTGTTCCTTTTTCAAGTCTTACCTTATAATCTGTTTTATGAGGCGCACCTGTTAAAATAGTCCATTTAGGCACAGTAATTTTACGCTCATAAACTTGGTCTAAAAATGTATGGTCAGTTATAATGTCTGACTGTTCCATTCCTAATAATACATTTTCAAGCTTTTCAATCTTTTCTATCGTAACATTTTCAATAGATTGAATATTTGAAAAGTCATTTACTAACTCAACATTGTTCATTGGTTATAATAAGGCACTTTAAATGGCTTGCCATTTACCGTTATATTAATAAAGCCTGCTGGTTTGGCAGGTAACGTTGCTGTTCCTGTAGTTGCTGTGGTTGAACTACTAAAATTAAGCAAGTTTAAAAAGAATTGTTGCCAAGCACGAGTTGGTCTTTTTGATGCAATATCTAAAAATTCAGTCTGTGGATACGGATTTGTCTGACTTGATCCATAAATGCCATTTCCTGTAGCCATTAGTTTTCACCTTCTGAAGCTTTAAGATTAGCCGATATTATAACTGCATTTACAGGGTCTGTAACTACAACCTCAAAAACTCTATCCCTAGCCCAACCTAATCTGCGCCAAATAGCACGATTTTTGTATAAACCGACTGCGCCAATAGAAGTCCAATGTTCGTTTGACCATGTAGAACCACCGTCATTAGACCATCGAAGCATGGCTTGAGGTGTTTGACCTGGGTCTGATTGATTACCTACGCCTGGTTGGAATTGAATTTGTAATTCATCCAAATATTCTCTTTGTAAATCAGTTACTAAATGAGGCGCTCTGCGTAATCTACGGATTTCTTGACCATTGTCTGTGTAATTGGCAGGGTCTAGTAAATAAATAATACCGTTAGAGTAGTCACCTACATAATTTAAACCTTTAAACAAAGCTGCACAATTGCCACGATGTCTATGATAAGTATTAGTAGTGTCAATAGATAACCATTTATGCCACATTGTTGTGGATACATCATAAACCCAAGTTAAATCTAATGTTGGAAATGAAATGACATAACATTCGTGACCTTCTTGTTGGTAAGTCCATGCAATAGCATCATCTATATAATGATTTAATAATGTTTGTTCAACAGCATGAGTTGATATGCGAGTAGGCACATAACCATTCATCATCATAATTTCTGCTTGACCACGATTGTTTCGTGAAAGGTAAGCAAAAGAATTACCTAGACGAGATACAGAGAATTTAGCTGCAATACCATGTTGAGTTGATGTGCCTGGTATTCTTTGAAAAGGGAAAGGAAATGATCCTACATCTACCCATACTTCTGATGAATTTTCACCAAGTAAATATACTTCACGATGATCTACAATTAATGATACTAAATTATCAGGTGCGCCATCTTTAGATGAAAAGCTTAAAGCAGGTGTAATTGGGCTTAATGGTGTAGAAGCTGCCCATTGTTGAGTGTTAGGTCTGTTATATACAAAGTAGTTATCTACAATGTCAATACTATCGCCACCTGTAAATGCGCCATCAGTTGAAGGGATAACAGTAAAGTTTAAAGCATACATAGTTTCAGAACTAATTGTTTGTGATGCACTTATAGGATATGTTCCTGTGCCACCACTACCTGTTCCAAAAGTTAATGTAAGTGTTAATCCTGTTCCAGCTCCGCTTGATGAGGTAGATACGTTGTTAGTAGGTTGTGATGTATATGATCCAGCATTAGTTAAAGTTAATCCTGTAACTACGCCAGCTGATACAGTTGAAACGGTATAAGTTGCAGGAGTTGTGCCATAGACACCACCTAATACGGTAACAGTATCATTGACCGCATATCCTGTGCCACCTGCGGCAATAGATTGACTTAATACAGATGCGTTACCTAAAGCAGTAATCATTGTATTGGCTGAAACACCTGCGCCTTGAATAGTTTGACCTGGATACAATGTGCCTGAACTAGCAGTTACAGTCATTGTAAATCCTGACATTGAAGCAGTTAATACTGAAGCAACGGCAACGGAATTCATTAATGTTGAAGCTACAGTTTGAGTTTGATTTACGGTATATGTTCCAACACCGCCTGTTCCTGTGCCTAAAGCTGTGATAACTGTTTCATTAGTTACGTTAGCACCAAATAAAGCTTGGCTAATTGCTATTGTGCCTGAACTAACTGCGGTAACAGTTAAAGTTGTGCCTGATATAGAGCCTGTAAATAAAGCGTTTGAAGGAGTAGATATGCGCCATGTGTAACGATAAGAACCATCAACAATATAGACATTTAATCCATTATCTGTAATACCAACACAACCTGTTGAAGTATTTAATTGACCTACCATTGTAGGCGTTAAGGTAGAAGTTAAAATATATACATAAGGGCCAACAACTGCCACCATGTAATTTCCACCTGACAATGTTCGCATACCACGAACTTCTTGTTTGTTTTGAAATACGATTGCAGAGGTAAGACCAGGCGTTGGATATAAAGCTACAACACCTCTTGAGCCTTCAGGCTTTAATGGATCAATTTCAGGGCGAAAGTTAATACACTCTTGGCCATCTTGGAAAATGGAAGGTGCTTCATAACTTGGCCCAACGAACCCAAAATCAGCCATTATTTGACATCCTTGTAACGTTCACCATCTCGTATTCTACGAATAGTTGATTCGCCTACATTGTATTTTTTAGCTATTGACACTAAAGTATTCATTTCACATAAATCTTTTCTAATTTGTCTAACCTGTTCGTCTATAAGAATTCTACGTTTTAAAAGAGGCTTGCCTTTTCTAGATTGGCTTATTTTTTGTTTAGATTCTTTTGATAATTTTGTGCCTTTTTTATTTGTATTGCCTATGCGAGAAATAGACCATTTAGCTTTAGTTTCATCTGTATGATGACAACCCTTAAAGTTTTTACCCCATGTTGACGCAAAATTTTGATTGCCTTTTAATTTAGCTTTATGCTCTTCAGTATGTTTATAACCTGATGAGCCTTCGCCACCATCTGTTATATTGACTAATTTAATGCCTCTGCGTCTATAAACATTAATAGCTTCTTTTTCTATAAAAAAAGAAAATTCTTCATCAATATTGTCTTTAATAATTTCAACAATAAAACCATGTTTATTGACAGTTCTGTGCCAATATTCACTACGACCTGATGATTGTTTTGATCGTTTTATATTACCTTTACCAACATAAAATATTTCGTTTGTGTCAGCTTTTCTATGTTGATAAACTAAATACATATTATTCCGTAAGTCATTGATTTTAACGGAAAAACCCTCCAGATAAAATCCAGCCGGCATCTTTTTGCCTACTACTTAACAACGCATCGTTAAATCTTGCAGATTGCATAGGTTTCATATTGGTGCGTTTTAATGTAGCTTTAGCTTGTGCAGCAAAGGCCACAATCATCGCTATTTGCGTTTGTGAGGCTTTTCCATACATAGGCATCAATCTTTCGGCTAAACACCAACGTAGCGCCATTGTGTAGCCTTGTGGAAGGTTTATATCGTCATTTATAGAGGCGTAGTTTCTAAATAAAGTTGAAGCAAACATATGGATTTCACCCTGTGCAGGATTAGGCCATACAAATACGTTACCTGAATCAGAATTAGGATTGAAATATAAAGCTTTTGGCCATGGGCCATTTAAAGTTTTTAAGCCAATCATGTTGTAGTCATCTAACGCTAATATAGCAATAGGATAATCTAAACCACCATTTATAATAGGCTGACCATTAGAAGTGGTGTTAATACGAACATAGGCGGAATCAATACCAAGAGGTTTTTGATAGTAAGCTTGAATAGTGGTAGATGCAACAGGGCTTGGATAAGTAACATTAAGTAAATATGTGCCTTGATAATTTACGTTACCTCCTGCACCTGTTAAAGAGTCTAAAATTTTAGTGCCAGCTGTAATGCCTGTGCCTGATAATGTTTGACCTTGTGCTACTGCACCTGATAATACGTTAGTTACTGTTAAAACATTGCCTGTAATAGAACCTGTAAATTGAGC